CATTCGGAAGAAGAAATTGTCAACTTGATAAAGAATGATTCATTTTTATCAAAGCAGTTTAATTTAAAATAATATAGTTATGGCAAAAATGAATGTAACAGAAAAGGACTTTGAAGCTTTCTTGCAAGCTACAGAATCTCTTATGGCTATGTCTGGTACTTTAGATGAAGGCTTTGATGAAGAGGCTTATGCTATAAACAGACAGTTCAAAAGTTTCAAGCGAAGATACTTAAAGGCAAAGGAGGATAAGCAATGAGTAAAGAAAAAGCGATAATTCATATTCAAAATGAATTAATCTTGGCACTTAAAGAATTGGAGGAAGAATAATGAGTATAACAACAGCAATAAACAAAATCATTTTTATACGTAGAGAAGTATACAATAGAAAGGAGAATCTCATAAATCCTACTCCTTCTATAGATAAGGTATTAGAGTGGTTGGATGATATTCAAAGAGAATTGGAGAAGTAAGTAAAAAAGGGTAGCTGCAACTCTACCCCTGAAACTGGGAAGCTTTAATCATCCACAAGAAATGCGAGCATTCCTCCAGTCTTAGAACGGATAATTTTTCCATTCCTTACGACATAAGGACGAAAGATAAGATGCTTTCCGTTTGCCTCTGAATTACTTTTCATTATAAAGTCCTCCATTGATTCGTTTCTGGTATTCCACCAGACGGAGTAGCCGCACCCACTAAATGCGGTACACAAAAAAAGCCCCTCGTTGCAGCTAAGGGGCTTGTTAATCTCTTTGATGGAGACAACACGGCGATAGTGGTTCGCCAATGGAGGTTTATAACTCCAAGTAATTCGGTTGCAAAGGTAATCATTTATATGATTATATAAACAATAACAGTGTTAATGAATTTAAAATAGGGTCTTATTTAGACTGCTATAAAATAATATATAAATTTAAAATTGATTATGAAGAAAATTTATAAAAAAGAAATTCAGAGATTAATGCCTTTGTTTCGGGCAATAGCAGGAGGCAAGACTATTCAGTGGAACGATATGGGTGTATGGAGAGATATTGATGGTGACGATGAGGGCTTTTTCCTTGATACATTTGTAGGAGAGACTGTTGGTTACCGCATTAAGCCAGAGCCAAAGTACAGACCATTTAAGGATACAGAAGAGTGCTGGCAGGAAATGCAAAAACATCAGCCGTTTGGGTGGGTAAGGGCAAAGGAAGATAAAAGTCTTTCTTTAATCACCCTTATGATTAGCGAAAGAGATATTTTTATAAATTGTATAGGCGGCTCAACTATGTACGACCTTATGGAAAAATTTACTTTTGCTGACGGAGCAGTCTTTGGAATCTTAGAGGAAGAATAGTTATGTATAGACCGATTACAATGTATCAGATTGTCTGTGATAGATGCGGAGAAGTGTTTGGTGGCACAGATACTTGCTCTGCGTTATTCGGTGATAAGAGTACTGATATTGGTGACTACTCTGATTGGGAAATGATAGATGGTAAACATTATTGTCCAGACTGTTATGATGTTGGGGCCATTGATGGAGTGTATAACGTTAAAGTTAAATAGTTATGAACATATTAGTTGATAAGACTGTACTATTCATTGATTTGGATGGTACTTTGATTAAAACGGCATCTGGGAAGACTTTTCCTGAAGATTGCACTGATTTCATTATCCGAAAAGAAGTTTTGGATAAGATTGCAGAAAGACTACCAAATTTGTTTTGGATAGGCGTTGTAACCAATCAAGGAGGGATACCACAATTTATCTCTAAAAGGGACTTTGAAGCAAAGTTTGAAAGTATCATTCAATTTGTTGGCTCATATCTTGGAAGTAGAATACCAAAGCTTTGTATTGAGGCAAAAGTTCTCGTAATGGGATTGTACTGCGATTCTATAGAAAAGAGCAATAAGTGCAGAAAACCAAATACAGGAATGTTAGAAATTCTTCTAAAAGATTTTGGTGAACATTCTAAAAGCTCAATGATAATGATAGGCGATGCCAGTGGCAAACCTGGAGATTTTTCAGACTCAGATAAGAAATGTGCTGAAAATTTTGGTATTGATTATCTTGACATAGAGGACTTTCTTAACAATAAAGGCGTATGAAAATAGGAAACATAAAGTTCAAGGCAAAACGTCTTGACAACGGAGAATGGGTTAAAGGAGATTTGGCTCATTCTTTAGACGGAGGTTTGAATATATTCGGGTTTACGAGAGAAAACGGCGTAGATTGTTATAGTGGAGTGCATCTGATTGATCCTGAAACCGTCTGCCAGTTCACAGGATTGAAAGATAGTGAAGGTAAAGAATTGTTTGAACACGACCTAATACATTTCGCAGGTTTTAACCGTACTGCCGAAGTGATTTGGTCGGAATGTAACTATGCTTTTATGGTAGTCTGCGATAATAAACATTCTTATTGGCTTTACGATGTTATAAAAGTTTGTAAGATAGAAAGAATTGGAAATAAATTCGATAAGGAGAAGTAGTTATGGAAGAATATGTAATAACAGATGAGCTACGAGACAATATTATCAAGTGGTTTAAGAACATTGCTGAAGAAGCTGATACCTTAACCACTGGTAATGTCTCACATAAGAAAGCTATGATTAAAGGAATGGCAGCAAGGTCTGCTGAGTTTGTTGAGAAATATAGTATTGGTGTTGCTGATTGTGTAAGTGATTTAAAATAATAGCTTATGGAAAAGAAAGTATTGACCCTCAACGTCAGCAAGCAATGGTTCGATAAAATCGTATCAGGTGAGAAGACCGAAGAGTATCGGGAGATTAAGCCGTATTGGATTCAACGTCTGACTATAGGTTATTTTGAAGTAGCTATGAATGTAACTTTAGACGACATACTTTATGTAAAAGTGTCTTATCGTCCTTTTACCCACGTCCTCTTTATCAACGGCTACCGCAAGGATAGTCCACGAATTGAGAAGGAGATTGAGAGCATCACCATCGGGAAGCCTAAGAAGGGCTTATGTCCCGACAAGTGGCTTGGTACTGAGTTTTTCATCATTAAGTTTAAGTGATATGGATAAGACAACAGAACTATCATATAATCACCTCATTTCGCAACTCAGAAAAGAAAACGCTTATTTGAGGAATGAGGTGCGAGAATTAAGGAAGTTGCTAACAAGAAAAGGTGACAAACCACCTAATTAACACTCCGTAACACCATGTTAAAAGGCATTTTTGACTATCTTTTGTCAAATTAGCTTCCTGTAGTTTTTGGTAACATTAGTTAAGTTAACGAAACGGCAAATACTTCACATAAGCCTTTCTAAGCTGTTCTATTTTCTTCCCCATATCCTTATATCATTTTTCAGAAAAAGCCCTATACAGAGGAAAATAGGTTTTATTTAACACTTTGATTTTCAATAAGTTATATAAAGTTAAGCAAGAAAAATAATGAGGTTAAAATTTGGTCAAATGCTAAAAAATGACTATCTTTGCACTATCAAAAATAAAAATAACAATTAAAAGATAAGAGCAATGAAACAGACAATAAACGTATCAAACAAAGCTGAGGTTGTAGCAGCAGTTACAAGTGATTTTGATGGAGGTTATAACTATTTCGAAGGTGACATTCGTAAGGGTAATCTTAGAGCACATGTAGTTAACTGCTTCTATGGTAACAAGTTGAGAATCCAGATTACCTATTGGGAGGATGGTAAGAGCGTGGCAGTTGAAACCGCTTCAACATGTTCAACAGCAAAGGGGATTGTTAGTAAGGTTTCTAAATTCTTAGATATTAAGTAAATAAAAAGGTAACGACTGGTCCAACCAACTAGTCACAATAAGAGCAATGAAATGTTAGACAGAACAAACATTCACTTTAAGAAAGCAGTTAATGCTGTATTGGTAAAGGTTAGCAGAATACATAACAATACCATATCAGTAAGTATTAACCAAAGATTCATCGACATTACTATGTTGGATAAAAAATCTGGTATTTTTTATTCAGACATGATAAGTTCTTTTTTAAGCAAGGATGAAATCCTTCAGAGGTTAGATTACTTCAACAAAATGTATTACGCATGGGTGCAACTTCAAAAGAAAGGAGGTCGCCATGAGTAAGGAGTACATTGGAACAGATTGCTATAATCGCAAGATGTAGCTTTACCATATCGGCAATGAAGTTTATTGCGACCACATCAAAAACGGAGTTGTCGTCAAGACAAACAGCATCACTGTAGATAACCGCATTCTTGGGTTGTTTGGCAGTCCTCATACAAGCGGAGCATATATCTACGATGAGATAACGAGAATGTATGGTAAGAAATTGTAATAACTGCATACAAAAAGTAAGAGCAATGAAGACAGACAACGTTTTAGAGCATTTCGCTGAAATGATGATTTCACGAATGCAAAAGATGAAGGCAGGAGATTGGAAGATGGGATGGTTCACCACATCTTATGGTGGTAACCCAGTGAACCTTGGAGGTCGTGAATATAATGGGATGAACTCATTCTTCCTGTTCCTCTGCATGATGGACGAAGAAAGATTCAAATATCCTATCTTTGCCACCTTCAAACAGATAAAGGCATTAGGAGCTAACGTGAACAAAGGTGAGAAAAGCTTCCCTGTGCTGTTTTGGTCCATTCAATACAAAGACAAGAATGGAAACAAAATAACCGAAGATAGCTATAACGGCATGACTCGATCAGCACAACTAGACTGCAAAGTCCAGCCTTTCTTGAAGAGTTATAATGTATTCAACCTCAGCCAAACCAACCTCGAAGAGGTAGCACCTAAGACGATGCAGAAGTTGAAGGAGAAGTTCAGCCTAAAAGATAAGAATGAGTTACCGACCGATACGGCTGGTATGTACGTCAACGAGAAAATTGATGATATGCTTCTTTATCAGAAGTGGCTCTGCCCTATCCGCTACGACAAGTATTCAAGTGGAGCTTTTTATAGAGTTGGGGCAGATGAAATTACCACACCTCTTAAAAGTCAGTTTAAGAAGGGCAACACAGAGCAGGAGGTATTCGAGGATGGACAGGAATACTACTCTACCCTCTTGCATGAAATGGTTCACTCAACAGGTCATAAGTCAAGATTGAATCGAGGATTTGAAGAAGAGAAAGGGGAAAAGGACTACGCAAGGGAAGAATTAGTTGCGGAACTTGGTGCAGCCCTTATTGGCAACGTTTTAGGCTTTAGCAGTCGCATTTTAGATAATAACGCTGCTTACCTAGATGGTTGGATCAGCAAGCTTAAAAAGCAACCAAAGTTCATCGTTTCTGTTTTGACAGACGTAAACAAGGCAGCTAAAATGGTATTAGAAATCGTGAACAAAGAAAAGGCGCAATTACTAATGCCTGCATAAGATATTTTATTGCTCTATCTAAGGCGGTATAAGCGGATTTGCTTGTATCGCCTTTATTCATTATCATAAAAAACATAAAAAGCTATATAAGCGAAAATAAATATGCAACTTCTCAGTTAATTTTGTTTGTTGATTAAATATTTTTAGTATCTTTGCACCAAAAGTAGTAAAGATATGAACATCGAAGAAATACTCAAGAAAACTGATACTATCAGCCAAAAGATAGAAGAGCTACGCAAAAGGACTATAATGGTCCCTTTGTGGAGTTATCTTTTGAGTTTATATGAGCCAGAAAGCCATAAGGTAATGACAGATACCATAAGCCTTCGTGATAAAGACAATGGAGAAAAATCTTCCCGTATTGCGGTTGCTCTTGAAAAGCTGCTCACAAACAGAATAACAGAATTTACATTCTCTATACCAGTTAAGAGAAAGTACAATACTCCCGAAAATGATATTCAGAGGGAAATACAAAAAGCGTTAGAAAAAATCTACGATAGTGCTCATATTGATAATATGAACTACAAGCGTGGACTAGCCTATTTCGCAAGCTGCGAAATCTTTACCATCTGGTATTCTGTTAAGAAGCCTAACACTCTATATGGTTTTGAATCAAACTACAAGTTGAAGTGCAAAACCTTCTCCCCTATGGATGGAGTAATATTGTACCCTATCATTGATGAGTATGATGATATGCAAGCTATGTCGTTTGAGTATGATAAGACCGTTTCCGATAAAGAGACGATAACATTCTTTGAGACCTTTACTGAAAACTATCATTTCATCTGGAGGAAAAGCAACCTTGGTGAAATGTGGGAGGAAGTAACTGCACAAGTTGATGAGGATGGAAACACTAAGAGTGGTGAGGAAATCATCATCCATAAGATTCCTGGAGCCTACTTGTCTCGCCCTCACGCCATCTACGAGGGTCTTGATAATATCCGAAGTGAATTTGAGTATAATGTCAGTCGCAATAGCAACGTGATTGCATATAACGCTGCACCAATCGCAAAAGTCAAGGGTGGCATAGTCGGACAGGAGAAAAAGGGAGAAAGTTTGCGTATATGGAGAGTCGAGAATGATGGCGATATTTCATACGTATCATGGAACCAGTCTCAAGAAGCGGTAAGCGGTCAGAATAAAACCCTCCTCGGATTGTACTGGATGCTTTCTCAAATGCCAGATATTAGCTTTGAGAATATGAAATCTCTTGGTAATATCGGCTATGATGCAAGACAGACGTTGCTCACAGATGCACATCTGAAAGTTCGCATGGAATCGGGCGCTTTCAAGGAGTTCTTTGAAAGAGAGTTCAATGTAATCAAGGCATTCTTGAAGGTCATGAATCCAAAATGGGAAAAGGAGATAGATAACGTCACCTGCGACCACATCATCACTCCTTACATACCAAAGGATGAGAGCTACGACATCACCATCAGACAAAAGGCTAATGGTGGTAAGCCGGTAGAAAGTCAGCTTGAATCCATCATTAAGCTTGGGCAGTCGCAAGACCCTCAGCAGACAATGGAGGATATTCGACAGGATGAACTTAATGCGGCAGCAGTACAGCAGTCTGCTTTTGCTATGGGTGAACAAACAATATAAACGCAATAAACTGCACAAGTTATGAAGAAAAAAATCGCAATTTGGCTATTCAAGTTAGCTAGAAGGCTCTACCCTATCAGTGTAACTGTCTTTGAACAGAAAGAAATCCTAGAGCCAAAGGTATGTGCCAAGGCTTATAGTATCGACAAAAATTACATTCGCCACTACAAGCGAGACCATCATGTCAAGTCCATGAGAGAAGCTTTGCATGAGATAACAAAGGAAACTCTTGCACAGGCAAAGAAAGATGTACTCAATACTATCGAATCCAAGATCATGAAGCAGAGAGTATATCAGAAGGATGGCAATACGATTGTAGAGGTAAAGGTTAATTGCTATGTCTCCAAAGAAGAAGGTTAAGCCTATTCCAAAAGAACCTCAGTTCTGCAAATTATGTGCCCACGTTTCCAATCCACGTAATCTTAGTGTTACGGGAGAGCCAACGTTGGGCACTTGCCCTTATGAGGAGTTTGCTATCCTCTATCAAAGGGAATGTGTAAACGAGCATTATAAGCCGAAATAAATGAGACCAAATATCCCCAATCAAAAGAAAGCATACGATGCTCTGAACAGACGCTTAGTAAACTACGTGTCACAAGTTCAGAGCATTTATGATAGAATCGCTAGCCAAGTTGCTACTGCTATAGATGGTGTCGGTTATGATGGTTCTGCAGAGTTCTTGTTTGAGGACTATCCAGAACTGAAACAAACCATCAATGGCATCATGACCAGTTATGCTGCACAGATGAATAACCTCATCTATGCCGGAACCACAAATGAGTGGAAAGAAAGTAACATCATGCAGGACCTACTTGCAAGAAAGGTACTTCGTGCTTATGATTTTGAGAAGGGCGGAGATAAGTACAACAGGTATTTCCAACCTAATTCAGATGCTTTGAAGGCTTTTCAAAATAGGGTTGATAAGGGGTTGTCTGTTTCGCAGAAACTATGGTATCAGTCACAAGCCTTGAAAAAGGAGCTGGAGCATACCATATCAACTGCAATAGAAAGAGGGCAATCTGCGGTTGTTCTCAGCAAGCGAATAAGCAAGTATCTGATAGACTATCCTTCGTTAAAGGCTGATTATACAGAAAAGTTCGGAAAAGCCGCTACATGCGCGAATTGCCAATACGCTTCTATACGTTTGGCAAGAACCGAGATAAACATGGCTTACCGAAAGGCAGAGCAGACACGTTGGCAACAATTTGACTTCATCTTGGGCTACGAGATTAAGTTGAGCAAACGCCACCCTGCACCCGACATCTGTGATGATTTGTTGGGAATATACCCAAAAGACTTTGTCTTCCTAGGTTGGCATCCTAACTGCATGTGTTATGTTGTACCTATTGTGATGAGTGATGAAGAGTACTATGGTTCTCCTTCCATTCAGAAGTCAGCTATGATTTCTCGCACCCCAAAGAACTTTAATGACTGGGTACGCAATAACCGCAGCCGAATCGGGCAAGCTGAAACCCTTCCATACTTCTTGAAGGATAACAGAAAGTATTGGAACCTGTCCGTTGAGGACGCGGCTGAGTACCGCCATGCTGACAGAGACGAAAAAGCCATAAAGCTTGCTTGGAAGAACAGAGACTTATTGAAATACAACATAGATGTAGATAATTCTGACATAGCAACATTAAGGCGAAATGCTAAAGCCTATGAAGTTGATATATCAAGCTTTGAAAAATTCCTCACTACACATCAATTTAAAGAGAGTTTTGGAATGCTGACTGATAGTGAACGCTCTGTATTATCAGATATGTTCGACAAGTATGATGACAAGGTTCGTCAAGCTGTAGAGTCTTTCGGCAGGACAAAGAAAAGTTATCTAGCAAAGTTTGATTATAGCTATAATTTCGGTGATTGGAGGGATGGCATAACTAATAAGTTTGCAAATATCACTCCTACACAATTCGATCCAGTGAGCAAGATAAAACCAAAGCTGAAGGCTACCTATGATGAAGCTCGTAGGGAACTGCAAGACCTTCGTTCTATTCCGTTGAAGCCTAAGAAGCTGATAGATGATTTTGATGATTGGGAATTGGAGACTGCATTAGACGACCAGGAAGCAGTTATGGCAGGAAAGAAACTCATGCAAAATCTGTATGGTCCAAACATTGATAACGTCAACTCATGGATAAGAGTTGTGTCGGCTTACAAATCAGAAGGATGGGGTAAGGCTTATGAGGTTTTCCTTGACGAATATCATAATGGCTTGAAGGAGGTCATGGAAGCTGCTACCCATCTGAACGAACTGAGAACAGCAGATTTGAGTATCATTCCGACAAGATGGATTCCTCGTTTCAATGATTACATCAAGACCATAGAATCAGCAAAAATTGATGTCAGAGGTTACGAAAGGGTCTATCGTGAGATAGAGGGCGCATACAACATCTATAAACTGGCTTCGGATAAAGATTTGATTGCGTATGGCTTAGATAAGCTATCCTTCAATACACCTCATACCATCGTGGAAGGCTTTAGAGGAATTGGATTGAGTCCGACCAAATGGCTCGGAAAGAAAGAGTTCTATGATAGCTTTGATAAGTTCGTTCCTTGTATTAGCCTTAGCGGCGACAAAGCATACTTTTGGAGCAAATACAATCATGTGCGAATAGACTTCGATGGTCTAAAGGAAAGAATCTTAAATTCAGAATGGTATCGCAAGGGACTCCAATATCACGAATACGGACACGCTAAAGCCGCATTACAAGGTAATTGGGAAGGAAATGCAGACTTCAAGAATCTTTATAAAAGGTTTTTTGCAGACTACAACAAGCCCGAATATAGATACGTAGATGGAGAAGGTGTTTCGCAATGGAAAATCGCTGATAGACTATTTGAAGAGCTCAAACTCGTAAAAGACAAAACGTATGATGTAATGGAGCAATTTGGCAAAATCTCTGATACTTTGCAAGCTATCGACAAAGACCACAACTGGATACAGGGAATGTTAGGACACGAAGTCGATTACTTCGCATCGAGTTCGCATAATTGTTTAGCTGAGATTATAGCCCATTTAAGCGAAAATTATTGGTCTAACAATAAAAACTTCAAAAAGATTTTGCCAAGGCTTTATAATGAAGCTATGGCTCTCTATGAGAAGTATTATAAGCTAAACAAACCGACAAAAAGATAGGTGGTAGTCTATGGTTCTACCACCCATCTTGATTTTCTTTCGGTAGGACCTACGGCTGATTCATTGGTAATATAGGTCAGACCAAACTTTGTTTTAGTTTTCATTGCCTTGCGAATAGAGTGCATTATTTCTTCTCTCGTAAAGCCGCTAATAGGATAGTTTTGTAGAGCTAATTCTACTGCGCACATTTGAGCTATACCTGCATTTCCTTTGGTATAGTAGTTCACCACCTGTTCGTCTGTAAGCTCGTCCACGGACTTAACAGAACATTGTTCTAGATATTCTTGTATATTCATGCTGCAAAGATAGTAAAAGTTTCCCAAACTACAATACTTCCGATCAAAAAGTTAGCAAACAGACTATAAGGAAGTTTAAAAGTTAAACTATTATAAGTACTTGAAAATAAAGCGGTTATTGTTTTGTCAAATGCAAAAAAATGACTACCTTTGCACTATCAAAAATAAAATAACAATTTAAAAGATAAGAGCAATGAAACAGACAATAAACGTATCAAGCAAAGCTGAGGTTGTAGCAGCAGTTACAAGTGATTTTGATGGAGGTTACAACTACTTCGAAGGTGACATTCGCAAGGGTAATCTTAGAGCACATGTAACTAACTGCTTCTATGGAAACAAGTTGAGAATCCAGATTACTTATTGGGAGGATGGTAAGAGTGTAGCGGTTGAGACTGCTTCAACCTGTTTAACAGCTAAGGGAATTGTTAGTAAGGTTTCTAAATTCTTAAACGTTAAGTAATCATGACACAGCAAGAATTTGAACAGCGAGTAGGAATGTCGGTCAATGCTACCGAATACGCTTCCATCGAGAATGTATATATGGCAAGCGACCTAGATAAGGATGCTTTCTGTATTCTTTGGAAGAAGATGAACTCCAAAAGAGTTGCAAGAGCTAAAGAAGAGCAAGCATCCAAGTTGAAGGAGCAAATGATGAAGGAACAGCTATTCGACATATTGAACAAGCCATACGGCAAAAACGAGTTCGGTGCGCTAGCCGATAACTTCTACAGCAAAAGAGAAAAAGCTGTACTAGAAAGCATCGGAATCCACATGCAGCAAGAAAGAAATGGCATTCCATACTTTGTAAGCGTAGCATCAGTATTGGTTGATTTACGCAAATATTTGAAAGTCGCATAAGAAGGAAATGGTAGGGCTAACCACCCTACCTCAATACGATAAGAGCAATGAATACGATAAAAACGTTTATTCCATCAGAGTCAGTTGACGCATTTAAGAAGTTCGCTGAGAAAACAAAGCGCAATGTAGAAGGTTTCGACTACACCATTAGTAACCCACGAAAAAAGTTATTCCGTCATGCGGTAGTAGAAGATTGTCAAACCACCATTGGTAAGTATTGGCATGACATCTGTGACCTCACCATCAATATGCCAGACGAAAGTAATTGGAGATTGCTGGCTACATATAAGAATGGAGCCTTTACTCCTGCTGATACAACCAAGGAGTTGGTATTCAAGATTAAGGAGCATGGAGCTGATTACGGCAAATGCGACCTATGTGGTCATTGGTGTAACAACGCATACGTAATCGAGAATACGCAAACTGGCGATGAACTGCAAGTAGGTTGCGAGTGCATAAAAAAGTTCGGATTGAAGTACATTGACTTCCTCTCAGACTTTACACGCAAACTTTATGAGACCTACGACCACACCATCAGATATGCCACCGATGATGACTATGGAGACCTTATCCCAATTTGGGGTGGTCCTAAGGATAGTAGATATACGGATGCCATCTTGAAGAATGACATGATCGCCATGTGCAAGGCTCAGTATGACGAGTGCCCCGTTTACAAGAAAGGCTATTACGCAAATGGTCACTATTACTCATCAGAAACAATCGCCAAATTAGAGGAAATAAGAGACTCAAAGAAGTTTACGGTTGACGCCTCATACATAACAAAGGTCTGCGATTTTGCGCTCTCTAAAGAGCCTAAATCGCAATTCGAGGTTGAAATGCAGAAAGTAGCAAAAGACTACTACACATTCTCGGAGCAGTTCGTTTATGCTTTCTTCCTGGTGAAGAACTACGAGGATAGCTTAAAAGGTGGTATTGATGCCATCAAGAAAGGTATGCAAGTCAAGGTAGTCGGTAAAGTCATTCAACAGCGCACAGAGCAGTCTTACTACGGAGAAATGGTCACAAACACCATCCTTACTAAAAACGGAATAGTCTGTGAAAGGGTTGGCAAAATACCAACTACACAAAAAGATGGCGAGAAGACCACCGAGTTCTATGCTATCATCAAGGGTGTGTTCAATGGAAAGGTTTGCCTAGACAGAGCTACTAAGAATCCAAAGAAAGGAATTGAAGTATTAATGGAAATTTAGATATGAGCGCATTCAATATCAACACCTATTATGGCTGTAAAACTTGTGAAGCAGCCGACAAATACGGTAACGGTTGCAAGCATGGCCTGTTATTCCCTGTCCTGCTTGTGATGGCTAATAAAAGGGAATGTCCTAATTATAGATTTCAAAGAAAGGATTGAAATATGAAAATATACAAATTGATATGGTATCTCTACACAGAGGACCAAATTAAAGAAATCCTCATCACTGATAAGGAAGTTGCGGAAGCACGCTATCAAGACCTTAAAAAGGCTCTTTATCGTGGATGCTGGTTATCCCTCTCAGAATTAGTAGAAAACGAAGACCACGAACTAATGGAGGGTAAAGGTCTTCATTATAACGACATTTAAAAGTTAGAGCAATGGAACAGAAGTTATTAGATTTGATTAGCAAAATAGGACAAATCAAGGGTTGGGAAGTAGATTTCTTAGACCATGACAACAAACTTGTTGATGTATTTTTTCAGCGTTATTCTCCTGCAGGTCAAGATTTCAGCATGGCGATTGAAATCACTGACAATGACCCGAAAGAGTTTTTGAAGAACCTATCCAATTACTATGAGAACTTCTACCCCGATGGTGAAGCTTTAAACTGGTGTGATAAAGACGGTCATGGTACAAACGGAGCACCTAAACGCTTGAAGGATATCATCATTGATTTCGAGGAAATCGAAAAGGAAATTAAAGAACTACTAGAAGTGTTCAATCTTCGAATAGAGGATTTGGAAAAGGCAGCCATCCACAAGGTTAAAGTGCAGGTAACTGAATACCTGCAAAAGGTGGTAGATGTTGATGCCATCAATGGTAGTGACGCATGCGATAAAGTCGAAGAAATGGTTAATGGGTCAGAAATCATCTTGACAGCAGACGATTTCACAACAAGAAAGATTGAGCCTTATGAAGATGAGTAAAACTGCACAAGGTGTGCAAAAGCTAAAAGATGGAGATTTGAAAGGAGCACTCTCCATCTTTTCTACTTTTAAGTATGATTTCACAAGGGATGAACGTAGAACCATGCGAATTGCATACGAATCACTTTGCGGACATGGTGCTTTCTATCAATCATTAGGAATTGATGCTAGTCAGATGATAGTAGATGCAGCAGCTATACTAAACGCTAAGTATCTGAATAGCAACAAGTTAAACTAAGTTAGCAAAAAGTATATTTAGCCCTAAACGTTTGGTCAATTCGTGAAAAATGACTACCTTTGCACTATCAAAATAAAAATAACAATTTAAAGAAAAGAGCAATGAAACTGATTACGAAAGAAATTAAGAAGAGACTGGAAAAATATCCTCTCTACTCACAGGATGGCAAAAAGGAAGAAGCCATCTGTCAAGCAAAGTTCTTCCTTTGTGTTGGTGCATGGTCTTGGTTCATATTGGAAGCGGACCTAGAGAACAATATCGCCTACGGAATCACTATCAATGGAAGTGGTGAAGGCGAGTACGGTTACACAAGCTTAACCGAGTTGCAGGGACTAACAACAAAGTTAGGCTTAACAGTAGAGCGAGATACCTCATTCTCCCCTACTCCACTAAAGGATATTAATAACGAATATCTAAAGAAGTTTCTTAAGAAAATGTACGCTTGAAAATAATTTCTCACTTTTTACAAGAAACTATTTGTTGATTAAATAATTTTATCTATCTTTGCAAAAAGTTACAAAAGAAATGAAGATTTATACATCATACTTCTCAAACGGAGCTAAGTTGACAAAAGCTGGTATCATGATGATCGGTATTGCCCTCTATCCTCCGAAATGGTTTACAGGATTGTCAAACAAGTACGTGTCACCATCATGGGACATTCTTCACAACTCCAAATCTAAAGAAGATTACGTACAACGTTTCAATTCTGAGATATTGGCTCATCGGGACCCAAAAGCATTTCTCTCAGCAATAGAGAAAATGGCAAATGGAAAAGATGTAGCTCTATGTTGCTTCGAAAAGCCAGATGATTTTTGCCATCGTCACCTAGTGGCAAAATGGCTGAATGAAAAGTTGGGAGTGCAGGTCGAGGAATTTGGAATTTCCAAGAATCCTGTTTACTCGGAGCAAAGCTTGTTTTAGGAATCCCTTCTTCCATCGGAATACCCACTAGGGTTGGCGGCTCGGAAAGACGAGCATTTTTGCGTGTATAGAATATTGTTATTATAAGCGGAGATAGCTCAGTTAGCAGAGCGCAGTGATACCATCACTGAGGTCGTTGGTGCGGCTCCAACTCTCCGCTCTTTTGCGGGTATAGCTCAGTCGGTCAGAGCGTCACATTCCCAATGTGAAGGTCGAAGGTTCGAGTCCCTCTAGCCGCTCTATTTTTGTAGAATTAAAATAAAAGAGCATGAAAAGTTGCAGAGACATACAAGATAGAACATTCGGTATTGAAATAGAAATGTGCAATCTTGAAAGGTCTAAGGTATCTCTACCCGAAGGCTATTCATGGAGCAAAGATGAGCAAATTTACAATACTGATGGTTCAACAAATAAGTCATTTGGTGGTGAGGTAAATACCCCACCATTACATATTTGCTGTCTAAAGGACCTACATGACCTTCGCTGTGTATATGAATCAATGGTTGTCGCAGGAGGAAAGATAAAGTGGAGTATTGATACTCATGTGCACATTTATGCAGGAGATTTGTCTGTAGATCAGATTAAGAAGGTGTTTTTGTTCTTCTATGTTTGCTATCCATATTTCAAGAAATATGCTCATATTTCTGATTGGGATGAGCTGGTATTTAATGCACAACCTGTTCCTACAGAGAAGTACTTCGAAGGCGTTAAAAATGCACAGACGTTTGATGAATTACAAAATCTCTTCACCAATCAGTCTAAGAAGGGCTTTATTCGTCATGCGGTAAATATATCAGCATACTTCAAGACAAAGACGATAGAGTTCAGAACGTTTCATGCTACTGATGATTTCTATCGAGCTATGAATTGTGTGTATTCTGCATACCGCATATTCTATTACGCTATAAGCCACGAATTGGAAGATTACCAATCAATTACATCATACCAGCAGTTCTGTGAGGTTACAGGGCTTAAATATGATGTTCCAAACGAGTTATGCCCACTACTATATCAAGGAAATCCATATAGTGCTATTGAAACGTTTATGACAGCTCCATTATCTTATAATTCCGAAATGGTTTCAGCATTACATGATGCTGTAATAACTAACGGACACAAGGAAATCTGCATAGTAAATGGCTTCATGTACTACTATGAGCTATTCTTCCTTGATAAGGTGGAAGTATCTATATACTGCCAAGATGCCTACTGCTATCTGCTCTATATGTTGGCAAATGGTAAAACATCACTAACATATAAGGATAAGCTTGCATGGTTGGAGGACTATAACAATCCTACACCATCAAGACAGCTTGCGCTAGCTCTTTATGCCGTGAAACTGCAAAAGTATTTCATGAGTGAATCGGCAAGAAATAGTGCTGTCTTCGAAGCATTGAAAATTAAGGCAAGGGAATCTATTGAGAAGACTGAGGAAGCAAATGAGCGATTGATGAGATTGCTTACTACATGTGATTTTCATGTTGGAACACTAGAAGAAGCCATCAAGAATAAGAAGGTTATCTTCTTCAATTTCGGTAGAATGGAGAAGAAGCAGAAAAGGGCATTCAAACTCATTTCAGAAAATAGCGACTTGAAATTAGATTTTTCTGTCGAAAGTAATGACTATTACAACCTAGTGGAAAGTATTCCGAATGATAGTTATTTCTACTATTTCAGCAACAGCCCTTATCTGAAAAACCTGCATAAGATAGCTATGTGGAATAATTCAAGTGGGGAAAGACGGTCTGCAGGAAGGTTTCTCTATTGCAATAAGCCAACTGCACAAAATAATGCAAGCACCTCATATTCCTCATACAGAATCGAATGCAACGAGATTGTACCTCCCGATGATTTGGAGATTACAGACGCAAGCAAATTGATTATTGAACGAGTAACCCCACCTTTACTTCATTGCTTGCAAAAGAAGTATATCAAGAAGGTGGACCAATGTAGTGTCTGTCAATTTGCTTTTGTGGTGAAATACGACAAATATACCCTAGGTGGGTTTGGTTTTACGCTACCTCAACACAAGGGGTATGATTTGTTTCAGTTAACGGACTTCTGCACGAATAACGCAATCCCTCGATTGAGTAAACTCATACTGTACTGCATTCAGTCTGTTGGCGTTCAAAGATATTTGAACAGAAGAATGCACAAGCTTTGCGAGAAGGTTATCTCCTGCGCTTATACCCATAAGCCTGTGAGCATGAAATATCGTGGTGTATACAAGAAAGTGAAGGAACACTGCACATCATCTTATCTTGCTTACGAAGGAATACTTGGCATATACCCTACGAATAAGGAAATCATTGAGAAATATCAAAAATCGTTGAAGAATGGAAAATGAAGATAGATGGAAATACGCAAAAGTTGATATAAACCTCATAGATGAGGTAGAAATCAATGCAAATGAAATGTCGGGTGAAGACTTCGCCCAACTAACAGACAACATTGCTAAGTCTGGATTGAGTAGTGTGCCTACTTGTATCAAGAAGGATAATGGTAGATACATCATGATCAGCGGTAATCATCGTTTGAGGGCATGCAAGAAACTGCACTATAAAATGCTAGGCATCTTATATGTAGAAGAGAGCGAGATTACAAATGATGAAGCTATTGCTATTGAATTATCTCACAACTCCCTTCATGGTGAAGCTAATGTTAGCATTTTGAAGAAGTTGTTTGCATCAATTCAATCTATCGACTTCAAGAAGTTTGCCCATGTGAACATTGACGAGATTAAGCCAATAAGCACAGAGGGTATAGATGTATACGCCATGCAGGAGAATTTCGTATTCACCATCATCCTCTACCCTAGTTCATTTGCTAGTCTAGACACATTGTATGGAGACATTCGTGAGCAAGCTCGCAAAAGTGATGCTCTCGTTCTTGCTTCCGAAGAAGATAACGAGAAGACCCTGCTTAAGATTCAACAGGACATAGGCAAGGAGTTCGGCATAAAATCTCCAAGCATCACATTTGCCAAGTTGCTAGAGTTAGCGAGTGAACGTTTAACCGAAATAAAGGAAGGAGAAAAAGAAAATGATTTGGATAATAATGACAGCGAGCGATAAGGACTCGTATGTGACACAACGCAATCAAAACTTCATCAAAGAAGCACTAGGAGCAAACAATGTTACATTTGTTAGTGTGCAAGATGAGGATTCACTTAATGACTTAAAGATAAGTGATAGGGACATCATTATTACACAGACGAGAAATAGAATCATCCTAGATAAGATAGGTGAACTTGAAGCAAAGAATACGTCAGAAAGTGATAGAACGATCGTCTTGACAAAAAACAAAGAAGTTCTCAAAGAAGAACTTTACAGAAACGGCATCTCGTTTCCGAAATCATATAGCAAGTATGATTTAAGGGAAGAAAATATGTATTTCGTGAAGCCATTAATGGGTGAAGACTCTAATATGGTTGATAACCTTTCGGTCTGCAAGAGTACCCAAGAGGTAAGAAAGAAAGTTGATGAGATAGAACGTTTGGGTGATATTGCTATCATCGAAGACTTTATTGCAGGAAAGGAATGCACTGCTGCTTGCGTTGTCAATCAGAAAACAGGAGACATAGACGTTTATCCTATTTTTGTAGAATTGACAACACCATACAATATACTCACTCACGAAGCTAAGATGCAGGAGGAAGAGGTATGCAGTGCTTGTACTCTTGAAGTGATAAAAGAAACTGCACAAAAAGTGTGCAAGGTGTTGGGTATTCAACATTATCTCAGAATAGATTTTAGAATATCTTCAACTGGTGTTCCGTTTGTAATAGATTGCAACCTGTTTCCAGGTTTAGGTCCAACAGACCATTTCGCAAAATGTCTGTTGCTAACAGAAAACATGTCTTACATAGATGCTTTGAAAGCAGTCATAGCATCTGCAAATTAGAAAGGTTGATTATGGCAAAGGTAAGAAGAACAGAATTAAATAAGATTGCCGCTGCTTACGAAAAGAAGGGCGGCAATATGGCTGCTACGGCTGTAGCTTTGGGCATTACACGCCAAGCCTTATATTACTGGCGAAAAGAGAATGAGAAGTTAGCCAAGATGTTGGATGATATAGATGAAGGCATTCTTGACTTTACTGAAAGCAAGTTGGTTGAAAAGGTGAACGAAGGTAATCTAACTGCAATCATCTTCCTTCTGAAAACCAAGGGCAAGAAGCGTGGTTATGTCGAGCAAGTAGATAACAGATTAGTAGAAAACCCATTCGAGAAGTTAATGAAGGAGCTTCCCGATGATGAAGAAGGTTAATTATGGAAAATGGAGAATTGTATATACCAGACTGTTTGTTTCCAACGGACAATCCGTTGGAGATACCATGTTTGTTGTCTGATGTGCTACCTTCGTACATAGAAATCCCATTCTATTGCTTTGGTGAGCAGGCAAGAACAACGAACATGAATGGCAGGGGAACACTCCACTTCTATACTGATGATTATAGATTCCGGTCAATCTATGAGAAGCCAGAGAAGATTTTGAAGTATAACCCTGGTAGCATTATTGAGCCAAACTTCAGCTTATCAAATGATACTCCAATAGCTTTTGGTATGCAGGCTATCTACAAGAAACGCTTTCTTGCGAGAGCTATGCAGGAAAAAGGGATAGGTGTATTCGTTGACTTAAATGTGGCTCCTAAGTTCTATAAGCTGAATTTGATGGGTGTCCCTAAAGGTTACTCATCATTCGCCACAAGAGGTTGTACAGACCGATTAAATGAACTGCAATTTGAATACGAGATTGCCAAGTTCGTAGCAAATGGCAACAGATTCAGATTCATCGTTTATGGAGGTGGTAACGTGATTGAGCAGTGGTGTAAGGAAAATAATGCCGTCTATGTAACACCAATCATCATCATCAAGAATAAGTTGAAAGCTTTTGAAAAGATGAAAGATACTATTGGTATGCTTGATGTTGATGCAAAAGCAAAATACCAAGAGCTTAAAAAGACCTTGTATGATACTCAAGTAAAGAACTTCTCTATAGAAGATATGCTTGATAACATGCAGGATTTCCCAAAGCTCTCAAAGTAGTTTATTATAGTTAGTAATTAAATTGTTAGGTTATGGGAAAACGAAGTAATGGCACAAGAGGAACAAATAGTTCTTCAGCAAGCAAGAGCCGTAAGGCAAGTGGTGGGGTGAGCGAGCTTGATAGAAAATTTCCTAATTGAAACATAAATTTATTCATTTCAAAGACACCCTATGGAGTCGAAGAAGCCGTTATTGGTTCTTTTCATAGGGTCTATGGAAAGAAATACAGCCTCAGTCAAGAAGTTGGTGATATTGATAAAACATTTAAAGAACTTGGGAAAGATGTATATGTTGACATAAATTCAAGCATTAACACGCCACAAGATTTCTTGAATAAACAAGATGTTGCAAAATACATGTCATCAAGAAATTATGACGGTATCAAGGCTTTAAGATACACTGATGGTAATAGTGAAAGAATAATGATTGTTGATGGAAATCATCGTTTCGTTGCCGCAAAGCTCAATCATGAGAGAAAGGTTAAAATGAGAATAATCGAATAAAGTGTTTGTTTATGGGGAGATTTATATTATTGATGGTCATCATCGAGTTGTAGCAGCCATACTTAAAGGAAACAAGAAAATACGAATATTATTGAATTAGCAATATGTCAGAACAGAAAGCAATAAAAAAAATGATTGCATGGCGCAATGATTGGTGTCTCTTCGCCAAGGAAGTCTTGAAGGCTCGCCTTGACGAAGAGCAAAAGGCTATATTGCGTTCTGTTCAGAAGAACAAAATGACAACGGTAGCCAGTGGAACTGCAAGGGGTAAGGACTTCATCGCTGCCGTAGCCGCTTTATGTTTTCTATACCTCACTCCTCGCTTCGGCAAGGATGGTAGTTTGGAAAAGAACACCAAGATTGCCCTTACAGCACCGACAGGAAGACAGGTGACGAACATCATGATACCAGAAGTTGCACGTCTATACAAAAAGGCAGGCTTTCTGCCTGGTCGTTTGCTGTCGGATGGTATCAGAACAGATTACGAGGAATGGTATCTGACAGGTTTTAAATCTTCAGCCGACAACACAGAGGCTTGGTCGGGATTCCATGCTGTAAACACCATGTTCATCGTAACAGAAGCATCCGGTATCTCGGACACCATCTATAATGCAATCGAGGGTAACCTGCAAGGAAACTCTCGATTGCTATTGGTGTTCAACCCAAACGTTACAACAGGGTATGCAGCCAACTCCATGAAGTCTCCCCGATTCAAGAAGTTTAGATTATCATCCCTCAACGCAGAGAACGTAGTAAGCAAGAAAAACATTATCCCTGGTCAAGTTGACTATGAATGGGTAGCCGATAAGGTCTCAGCATGGGCACAGAAGATCAGAAAGTCTGAGTTTGATGAAGGTCGTGGCGATTTTGTTTGGGAAGGTGGGTATTATACGCCCAATGACCTCTTCCGTGTTAAGGTCCTCGGTATGTTTCCGAAGGTGTCTGAAGATACCCTCATTCCATACGAATGGTGCGAGATTGTCCATAGAAGATGGAAGGAACTTAAAGATAGTGGCTTTATCACCCATAAGCCAATACGCCTAGGTGTCGATGTCGCAGGTATGGGTCGCGATAGGTCTTGCTATGTTCCACGACAAGGAAACTATGTTTCAGAAATCAAGTGTCATAATTCGGGTGGTCATGCGGACCACATGGCAGTCGCGGGTCAAGTTGCGCATTACCTAAGTTTGAGTCCCAAGAATAAAGCATTCATTGATACCATTGGAGAAGGTGCTGGAGTTTATTCAAGGCTCATAGAGCAAAAGTATTTAACTGCATTCTCTTGCAAGTTCTCGGAAGGCGTGAGAAACAAGCATGATGTGACAGGCTGCTACTCTTTCGCTAACATGAGGGCTTATCTGTTTTGGTGCATACGTGACTGGCTCAACCCAAAGAATGGATTCTTTGCAGCACTCCCACCTGACGATGAGTTGGATCAAGAATTGTGCGAAGTGCATTGGCTGTTTCAGTCAGATGGTTCAATCATCATGGAACCAAAAGACGAAATCAAGAAGCGTCTGAAACGCTCTCCCGACAAGATGGACGCCCTTGCCAACACCTTCTATCCATACGACTTCGATAGAGACAATGATTTGCAATTGTTAAATAGTATAGTATAAATTTGCAAGATACAGAAAAGTTTTGTAACTTTGCAGCCGAAACGTTTCTTTTAACGTTTCATTGCTCTTAGTGCACTCCGACCGTGAGGTTAGAGTGCATTTTTTATTTAATATAAAGTAATTCAGAAAAAGACTATACACTTCAATATAAGCCTTTCTAAGCGGTTCATTTTTTATCTCCATATACTTATACCATTTTTAAGAAACAGACTTACATACACGAAATTAATAGTTTGGTATAAGTATCTAAGTATCAATAAGTTAAACAAAGTTAGCGAAAAGCATTTTATGCTCCAAATATTTGGTCATTTGCAAAAAATGACTACCTTTGCACCATCAAAAATAAATTAATAACAATTTAAGGATAAGAGCAATGAAAAAGGTTAAAGTTTACACAGTAGAAGCGTTAGAGAAGCGAATTACAAAGGCTTTGAAAAAGGTCAAGTTTGGCTACCAAGAAGGATACTTGATTGAAGCCACAGATGCAGAGTTTAGTATCTACAACTTCAACACTGCACTTTGTAATTTACAGCAGAAAGGAGTCGTAGCATACAACGAGAATACAGAAAGCTATGAATTGGTTTAAAGTATAGGAGATAAGAGCAATGAACGTTTACACAGAATCAGATAGATATACGGTTTTACTTCACGCATTCGACACTTTTGAAGGTGCTTGCGAGTATATTACACAGATTATAAATGTAGGGGAGTGTAAGGTTCTCCCCCTCATAAAAGCATGGAAAGGTGGCGTGGTTACAGCTAAATGGGTGACTAAGAAAACCGAAAAAGGAATAAAATTTGAATTGTTGGATAGCAATGTTTAATAGGAGGAAACGGATATGACAGTATATGAATTATCGGAACTTCAGAAAGAAGAACTCAAAATCGAAATATTGAAAGATAAGTTTGTTGGGTACAAACTTTCATTCAGAGAGTTAGCATGTGCTAATGATTGCATCAGCGACCGAGAGTTGTTCGAAAAATATAAGGATCAGACTTTTACAGATAAAGACTTCATCGTATCACGCTAAATGAAATCGTATGGAAAACAACTGCACAACAATAGAAGAGCTTAAATCCGTGACCACGCAGATTAGTGGTGATGAATGGAAAGATTTCTTCTCACTCATCAAAAAAGGCTCATATAGCCTATATGGTTTTCATCAGTTTCTTAATGAGAGACCAGACCTATGCTTATTAATTCAAGGTATAGGAGATTACCA